TACGACATCCCCCGCATCCGCTCGGATTTCCTCGAGGCCGAGCGGCGGGCGCTGGGCGACTGGGCGTTCCGGCAGGAGTACCTGGCGGAGTTCCTCGAGGCCGGGGGAGCCATCCCGGAAGAGCTCATTCAGCGGGCGACAGTCCTGGAGGGGCCGGAACCTCCCCGAGCGGGCCGGGTTTACGCGGCGGGACTGGACTTAGCCCGGCTGGCCGACTGGAGCAGCCTGAGCATCCTCGATGTGACCGAGCTGCCCTACCGCCTGATTCACCAGGAGCGCTGGCAGGGCGAGTGGAGCTACACCGAGGCGCGGGTGCTGGGGGTACTCGAGCGCTACCAGGCTCGGCTCACGGTAGACGCCACCGGGGTGGGCGATCCGGTGTATGAGCGACTTCGTCGAGCCTGGCCGCAGACGCACCCCTTCCGATTCACGGCCCAGTCCAAACAGCAACTCGTCAACGAGCTGCGCCTCTCCCTGGCCGAGGAGCGCCTGCACCTCTACCCAGAGCCCACCCTGCTGGCCGAGTTACGGGCGCTCCAAGCTAAACAGGGGGCCTACGGGGTGAGCTACGAGGCCCCCAGTGGGGCCCACGACGACACGGTGATGAGCCTGGCCCTAGCCCTCTGGACGGTGCGCGGTGGGCCGCCGGAGTACACCTCGGTTCGGGTGCGCTCGAGGTGGGGATGAGCTGGAATAGATTCCCGTTTGTGGTATGCTATGCCTAGACTAGGCAAATTCTACCCTGTACCCTGCCCGCGCTGTGGGAGCGTTGCGGTTCGCCTGCGTGGGCGTGTGGGTTTGGAGGGCATATGGCCGGACGTAATACTCAAACGGCGGTATCGGTGCAACAACTGCGGGTTGTTCTATCACACCTTCGAGCTCAGCGAGGAAGAGCCGACGTTGCTCTCCTCCTGGCCGCCGCCCTGCGAGCGCGAATGAGGCGGATAGGTGCTCCCAGCCAGCGAGGGGGCCACCTCGAGCAGCCCTTCCTCTCCAGCGTGAGCTGCTACGAGCTGCGGGTGGGGCAGCGGGAGATCCCCTGGAGCCGGGTGCAACCCCTGCTACGCGCGGCCCTCGAGGCCGATCGCCCTCCCGCCCAGCGCTCCCAGGAAACCCGCGACCTGGCTGATTTTCTGCACGCGGAGAACCCTACCCGTATCCAATACATCCTGGCGAGAAAGAAGCTGATGGAGATATGGCAAAACCTCAACCGCAACTAGTCAACGAGCCCTCCGCGTGGGGGCGCACCGAGTGGTCTCCTGCCGACCTCGGCACCGCCTGGCGCTTGGCCCAGGGGGGCAATCTCTTCCTAGCCGCCGAGCTGGCGGAGGCCACGCTGGCGGACGACCGCGTCCAGGCCGTCCTGGGGACGCGGGTGCGGGGGCTGCTGGGCCTGCCCCTCGCGTTCGAGCCCGCGAACAACCGCGAGGGGCGCACCATCACGCGGGCGCTCGAGGCCGATTTCTGGGAATTCGCCCCAGAAGAATCCCTATATCAACTCGTGGCTTGGGGGCTCCTGCTGGGGGTGGGGCTGGCCCGGCTGGACTGGCAGGAGGGCGAGAGCGGGAGGGTGTTGCCGGTGCTCGAGGTCTGGCACCCGCGCAACCTGCGCTACGACCCCCAGCGCGGCGTCTGGCAGGTGCAGACCCGCGAGGGGGGGACGGTAGAGCCTCGCCCCGGTGCCTGGTGGCTCTATACCCCCTACGGTGCCCGGCGGCCCTGGAGCCAGGGCCTCTGGCGCGCGCTGGCCGTGCCGTGGCTGGTCAAACAGGACGCGGTGCGCTATTGGGCCCGCGACAACGAGGTAGGGGCGCTGCGGGTGGGCCAGGCCAGTGGCCCCACCACCGCCGAGGCCCGCGAGCAGCTGGCCCGTGACCTGGCCGACCTGGGCAGCTCCACCGGCATCGCCCTGCCCGAGGGCTACAGCCTGCAGATTCTCTCGCCCTCCGGGGAGGTGTGGCAGAGCAAACAGGCGGCCATTGAGTGGGCCAACACCGCCCTCACTACGGCCATCCTGGGCCAGAACCTCACCACCGAGGTGCGGGGAGGCTCGTTCGCCGCGGCCCGCGTGCACGACGCGGTGCGCCGGGATTTGCTGGAAGCCGACGCCGAAGGGCTCTCAACCAGCCTGCGCGAGCAGGTTTTGGCCTATTGGGCCGAGTTCAACTATGGCGACGCTCGGCTGGCCCCCCGGCCGCGCTGGGATACCGATTTGCCCGAGGATACCGCCCAGAACGCCGACACCCTCAGCAAGCTGGCCCAGGCCGTGGCCACCCTGACCCAGGCCGGAGCCCCGGTAGATGTACCGGCCCTGCTCGAGCGCTACGACGTACCCCTACAGGCCCCCCAGGCCGGGCTGGTGCGGCTGGCCTCGGGCGACCAGGTGCGCACCTCCAGCGGCTTCGTGCAGGGCCAGCTATACGCCGACCGGGTGGCGGAAGAGGCCATCGGGGCGGCAGTGCCTCTCCTGCGCGAGCGGTTGGACGCCGTTCTCCAGGCTGTAGAGGAAGCTGGGGACTACGAGGCTCTACGCCGGCGGCTCATAGACCTCGTTCCTGAGGCCGATCCAACCGAGCTGGCGGGGTTGGTGGAGGCCGCTCTCCTCCTTTCGGAGTTAGCGGGGCGGTACGCGGTGGCGCGGGATGTGGCGGGTTAGCGCTGACCCCACCAGGCCGGAAGAGGCCATTGCCTGGTTCCAGGCCCGGGTGCCCCTCACGCGGGAGGAGTGGGACACCCTCACCGCCCAAGTCCGGCGCAAAGCGTTCACCGTAAGCGGGGTGGCCCTTTTGGACGTGGTGGCCGAGGTGTGGGAGTCCTTGACCAAGGCGCTTGAGGACGGCACTCCCTACCGCGAGTGGGCCGATGGCATCCGCAACCGGCTGGAGGCGGCCTGGGGGAGGAGAAACGGCCAGCGGGTGGAGACCATTTTCCGCACCAATGTCCAGATGGCGTACCAGGCGGGGCGCTGGGCCCAGATCCAAGACCCCGAGGTGCAGAAAACCCACCCCTACCTCATGTATGACGCCGTGCTGGACAGCCGCACCACGGAGATATGTCGGGCGCGGAACGGCACTGTTCTGCGCGCCAATGACCCATGGTGGGCCAGCAACTGGCCCCCCCTGCACTTCAACTGCCGCAGTGGGGTGAGGCCCCTCACCGAGGCCGAGGCCAGCCGACGTGTAATAGGCAAGCCCACCTCCATTCCGCCCCAGGATGGTTTCGGCTTGGCCTCCGAATCCTGGGAGTGGAGCCCCGAGCCTGAGGACTACCCCCTAGAACTCCTCGCCGCCTTCAAGGGCCGCCCCTACGGGGACCCGGAGCGGGTTAGGAAGAGCTACCTAGCCCTAGTGGAAAAGGCGCAGAAGGAGGTAGAGGGACTTGAGAAGGAGTATGAAGAGCTGAACCGGCTGATTGAGGCGGGAAAGATACCCATCCAGGAGGCTGCTACGCAAAAATTGGCACTCTTGGAGCGCATGGATCAATGGAAGCAGGCCGAAGTCTGGGGGCGCAGGCTTTTTTACCGGCGAGATGCCATCACTGGACCCGGCATTGAGGTGGATTTGTCGCCTGCCCTGAAGCCTTATCGGGAGATAATAACGTCCACGCTGCGGGAATTTTATATGGTGACCGGGCAAACGGGAAAAGTGCGGATTACAGTGAATAAAAAAGACGCGCGCAGCTACTATAGTTTAGGGACTGTGTACCTGTCATCGCAGGTTTTAAAAAACCCTTCCAATCTTGTTCGCACCCTTTTTCACGAGATGGGGCACTGGTTGGAGGGCAGAGACGACTTCATAGAGCGCAGCAGGGCCTACCTGCTTCGCCGCAGTGAGGGGCGATCTGCGGTAGATTTAGGGAACGTAATGGGGCGGGCGTATCGTGGAGAAATAGCGTACCTGGGGGTGCCGCCCTTCGTCACGCCTTACGCCGGAAAGTTTTACACGTTGAGGCCGAATAACACTATCATTGCTACAGAGCTAGTATCTGTAGGGATGGAGTACCTGCTCGCAGACACCCTCAGCATTGCTAAAAGCGATCCGGATCATTTCCGCCAGTTGTTAGAATGGACTGGGGGTCGGCCATGACGTACGAGCCCGGATACGCCTACGTGGACTACCACGGCGTGGTCTTCCGCGTGGGCTACTCTGATGGGAAGGTAGAGGTTTTGGCCCTTCCACCGGAGGAAAAGGGGGATGAGGAGTGGTGGAGGGCCCATCTGGAAAAGGCGCTTGACCTCGTTTGCAGGCTCGGTTGTGACGTTCACTCTTGGTATGGGGCCAACCTTGCCAGAGGCTTTGTCAAATGGTTTGGCGGCAAGCTACTCTACTCCAGCCCCACTCCCGAGCAGGAAGAGTGGGCCCGGAAGATGACCGAAAGGGGGGCGGTCTTCTAGGATTTGCGTTAGGCCCCGCCCCGAGGCCCGGTGGCCCTGGTCATAGCTCCAAGCGAAATAGCTGGGGATGATTTAGGTCCCGAAGCCGAACCCTGGATCGTGGTAGTCTACGATCTGACACATGGTACACTGGTAACCGGATATCTCGCTTCGTCTTTGGAGACGATCACGCTATGGCCCAACCACACCTGGCTCAAAAACCTACCCCAGCCCGACCTTTAGAACGGGCGGAAAACCGGTGGGCCGTCATTCGCGACGCGCTGTATAACCCGGACGGCTGGGACGACCAGGATTGGCTGAGCGAGGTATCGGAACTGACCAGAGTTTATGATCTGTTGAAAGCTGCCCAACCTAACACTCCCGAGGAGCGAGCCCGCCTCAACCGCCTTTTGCAAGAGATCCGCCGAGCGGCTAAGGAGTTCGGTTTTACTGCACCCCCGCCCATCTGAGCTTGCCCCCCTTGGAGCAGGCTCCATTTTGTGCTAAGCTAACACTAGAGTAGGAAAACTCTACCCAAGGAGCCCCAGGCGCAAGCCTGGGGATAATCTATGCAACGACACAAACTGACTCTCGAACTTCCCCAGGGTGCCCCCCCTGGGGAGTTTC